GAATTAAATGATAGTGGTTCTGGAGAAACACTTCAACTTGGTCTTAAATCAAGATTAATAAATGAAGTAAAAAAACAACAACATCAATTACTGTTACAAACAGATTGGTATTATATTCGTAAAGCTGACAACGAAACTGCTGTTCCAAGTAATGTACAAACATGGCGTGATACTATTAGAACTAAAGCTACGGAGATGGAAAATGCTATTAAATCTGCTTCTGATATTGATGCAGTCGCCTCTTTATTTGTGGTAAAAGATGAAGACGACAAAGTAATTTCTGGAGTATTATACGATTGGCCTGATCTGGGGGATTAACTAAATGATGTTTGGTGAGTCTCCTTTTGCTACCGCACCGTTTGGATCATATGCAGGTGAAGAAAGGAATGCATCTGTTACAATAGGCGGTACGTCTGCTAAGTTTAACCAAAGTGCGTTTACTGTCTTTGGTCATTCTAGTGTAACAATGGATGGTGCAGGAGCAACTTATAATGCTGGTGAGTTTGCAGTATATGTTTTTCTTAGTGTTGGTATACCAAGTGCAGGTGCTAAGTTCAATGCTGGCACTGTAAGTGTAGTAAATGTTAATAATGTAACAGTAGGTGGAACAGGAGCTACATTTAATGCAGGAAGTTTTACCAACAAAGTAGATGTACAAGTAACAGTGGGTAGTGCTGAAGCAAGATTTAGAGAAGATTTAAGAGTGTGGAGAAAAACAACAGCACCTACTAGAGAATTTATTTGGAAGTTGGAAAATTAAACTATGGCTTTAACATACACTACACTTATCAGTAGGATTAAAGATGCAGCAGAAAATGATGGTCAAGAGTTTGATGTTGCTGTTCCTGATTTTATTGACAGGGCTGAATTAAGATTAACACGNGAAATAGATTCTCTTGGTTTAACTAATTTTGCTACCAGTAATTTTGTACAGGGTGATCCGTTTATTCAAAAACCTGTAGTACCTACCCGTTCTTTAATTGTACGAAATGTAAACTTTACAACTTCTACAGGATTAAGAACACAACTTCTTTTAAGAAGTAAGGACTATCTAAATGACTACTGGCGTAACAGAACTTCTGTAGGACAGCCACGTTATTATGCTAATTGGGGAGCAGAAAAACTTTTAATAGCTCCTGCTCCTGTCTCTGCTTATGAAGTGGAAATGTCTTATGTAGCCCAACCAGCAGCTTTAGCATCAGCTACTAATGAAGAAAACTATTATACTCAGTACTGTGCAAACGCTCTATTTTATGCGAGTATGGTAGAAGCATTATACTGGATGAAGAATCCTGCTGCTGCTCAATATTGGGATCAACAGTATCAACGTGAAGCTGTCTTCTTAAATAATGAAGCACGTAGAGCTAGAAGAGATGATATGGAAATAGCATCTAATCCGGCTGGTGGTCAGGATAATATACAACAAGGAACGCAATAGATGGTTACGACATATACACCTACTGTTAAATTAGCTAAACAAGGTTCGGGAGAAAACTCGAATACGTGGGGAACTATCCTCAATGACAATGTGATTGAGATGGTAGACAACTCGTTTAGTGCAAATATTTCTGGATCTATAAACTATGTGAGTGCTGCCGATATTACTCTTACTCGTGCAGATGGGTTAGGCGATCAAAGTAAACTAACTACTATACTTATCACTGGAACCCAAACATCTACTTCTGTAGTTAATTTAATTGTTCCTACCTTCACTACAGCTTCAACAGCAAATGGAGCACAGTGGGCAGGAAAGATGTACATTGTACGTAATCCTAACGATTTTAAAGTACAGGTAAAAGGAGCAGGGGGTGTAGGTTCTACTGTTCCTAAAAAAGCTACAATGGGTGTACTAGCTACACCAACTACGGTTGTTCCTTTGTTCAGTGGTATGTGGGCTGCGAGTGCAAAAGATAACAGTGCCTACATAGGTAATCAATTTGTTGAACAAGTTTCTATAGGAACTAGTGCAGGTAGTGATCCTTCTTTTAACTTTGGAAGAATAACACAAAGCTCAATAAGTGCTACCAGTTTTAACAACGGTTTAATAACTAACCTAAGTGCAACAGGATCTGCATCGTTTGCAGGGGCTACTACTTTTGCTTCTGTTGCCACATTTAACGGAGATGTTACAGTAAATGGACGTAGTATTTGTGCTATCACTACTATTAATACGAGTGCTACAGCAGCTATCGATTTAAGCCAATCTAACTTTTTTATGGTAAGAGCAAGCGCATCTGTAAGTGGTGCAGTTTCTATATCTATGATTGCTCCTACAAATGGAAAGGTTGGACAAACAGGAGCTATATATTTAATTACAGGTAATAGTGCTGGTAATTCAACATTCAGTTTTCCTACAAGTGCTTGGAAGTTTCCAGCCGGAGTTACTGTACAAAAGACAGCTTCAGCAGGATCTGTAGATTTACTTACCTACTTTGTTAGAGAAGTAAGTTCTAATGGTACAATGAAAGCAATAGATGTAGCTGCTATAAAAGACTTTAGAAGTTAAATAGGCGTACAATGTCAACTGAAACTCGTACAGTAAAATATGATTTCCGTCCGGGCATTATGCGTGAATCGACTGAGTATGCTGCTGAAGGTGGCTGGTTTGATGGTAACAGAGTTAGATTTAGGGACGGAAAACCAGAAAGTATTAGGGGATGGCAAAAGAAAACACAGTCATCTTTTATTGGAACAGGGAGAGTAATACATAACTGGGCAGCTTTAGACGGTAGAAAATATATTGGATTTGCTACTGAACACAAAGCATACTTGTTTGCTGGTGGTAATTTTCACGACATAACACCTTATCAGGTTACAGTTGCTCAACCACAGAATACATGGTTTACCACTGTTACAGGTGCATTTAGCACACAGTCAGGCTCTACAAACATAACAGTAAGTGCAGCAGCACATGGTCTTTTAACTGGATCATACGTAGATATATGTGCATGGTCCCCCACTAGCGGTGGAACTGGTGCAGGTACATATCCCGGTGGTATTACTTCAGTAGACGGAGATTATAGAGTAAGTGTTGTTAATGCTAATTCTTTTATTATTGCTGTAGGAAGTGCAGCAGACGCAACCAGTGTAAGTAAAGGTAAAGCTTCTTTCTGTGCTCGAATTAATTCTGGAAGTTCTGTAGCAGCAGGTGGTTTTGGATATGGTGCTGCCGACTACAATGCAGAACCTTTTACCATGACAGCTTATTCCAGTGTGTTTAATTTTGTAACTGGTGAAACAACTATTACTGTAAGTGTTTCCCATCACAACAGATCAACGGGAAGTTATGTCCACGTAAGTAGCTGGCCCGGTGCTGGTCTATCTGGAATTACTTCAGTCAGTGGGTTCTACGAAGTAAGTGCTGTTACATCCAACGCATTTCAAATTGTGGCTGGAAGTGCAGCAACAGGAACAGCTAGTGGTTTAGGAACAAATATATTTATGGATGTTGTTCCTGTTACGTCTGGCGAATACAGGGCTTGGAACGAAGCTGCTTCGACTACAAATATCTTTCTTGATATTCGTGAATGGTCTATGGATAACTTTGGTGAAGATCTAGTTATTAATCCGTATCCGGCTGGTGGTATATATAGATGGGATAAAACTTGTGGAACAGATAAAGTAGCTACTCTTGTTTCTGGTGCTCCCGTTTCTTCTAATGGTTTTCTTGTTAGTCCTGTTGCTAGACAAGGAATGTGTTTGGGTGTAACGGACTCAACAGGAACTTTTGATCCTATGCTGGTTAGGTGGTCTTCTCAAGAAGATTTAACGGATTGGACAGACAGTACTACAAATACAGCAGGAAGCCTAAGACTTGCTAACGGTAGTGAGATTATAGGTGGCATAGCTGGAGCTAACATGATCTTAGTGTGGACAGATGTAGCTTTAACGGGATTAGAATTTATTGGAGAACCGTTTGTATTTGGCAGTAGACAGCTTGGAACTAACTGTGGATTAGTGGCTAAACACGCAATGGCAGAGTTTGATGGTCGTGTGTTTTGGATGGGTGATAGTAATTTCTTTGTTTATTCTGGACAAGTACAAGTACTACCGAGTACTGTTAAACGGCACGTGTTTGAAGACTTTAACTTTCAAAACAGACGAAAGGTTTACTGTGGTGTTAATGCTGAGTTTGGTGAGGTTACTTGGCTGTATCCAAGTTCAGATTCAGAAGAATGTAATAAGTACGTAACATACAGCCCATCACAGAACTACTGGACATATGGAGACGCTATCTGGACAACTTGGAATGATAAGACTATTATAGACAGCATTATAACAACAGGGGCTTCTGTATCTTCTGAAGCAGGTAGTGCAGACAATCATTACCTTTTCGATAACGAACCTCCTAATACTTTTACAGCAGATGGACTGGCTATGCCTGTATTTATTGAGAGTGGGGAGTTTGATATTGGCGATGGGGACGATATACTATTTATAGATAGAATTATACCAGACATAAAGGTAAGCGTAGGAAATCTACAGTTAAGTGTTAAAACAAAGTATCATCCAAATGATACAGTAATAACGAAAGGTCCATTTGAAATAACTCAGGATACGAAATTTCTTAGACCAAGAGCAAGAGGAAGAACAGGTAAGATAAGAGTTTCGACTGGTGCGCCCAATACAAGGTTTAATGTAGGGTCAATTAGAATGGATGTTATGCAGGATGGTAAGAGGTAGCAATGGCTGAGTATCCTGTCTTTCCACGTTTTCCTCACCAGTTTGAAGATCAAACTACACGTAAGATGTGGGAGTTAAATGAGAACTGGGCAAACCATTTAAGAACTGCTTTGTATGGGCAGGACGCTAACATTAATAAGCGTAAGCTTGAAGTAGATGGAAACGCAAGTGTGCAAGTACAGGGAAGAGTAAGAGTGGCAGAACCAACAACCAGTGTTACACCAGTAGCAGGGGATATTAGATTTAACAGTTCATCAAATACGTTTCAGGGATTTGATGGCACTTCTTGGCAGGATTTTCACTAATGGCTATGAATAGAGCAAATGTAAATAACCAACTAGTAAACGACTTAGGTTCTTTTGTAGGAAAAGATATTGGTACACAGTTTGCAAGGAAACCTAAAAAGCTGGCAGAAGGTGGAGAGACAACTATTGTATCTGAAGACCTGCATGAAGTTACTTATACTCGTCCTGACGGATCTAAAGTAAGGTACAGATATAATCCTAAAACTCATGGGAAGCCACAACCAGACGGTCAAATGAGAAAGCTAGGTGCGAGTGCAGATGACGTAGCTAAAGTAGGAGGTATTACTTTATTTGATCAGGCTGAAGTTGTAGAAGTACCTGCCGAAGCTACAGGACAAAAAGAACCTGATAAAAAAGATAGAGAAAGAGAAGAAGCACCAGCTACCTCTGCTGACTTTCCAGATCCTATAGACTTACCCGATCCTGAAGCTAACATGGTATCTGGATTAAAATCACGAGGTCTGTCTAATTTAATTGGTGCTCCAATAAGAGCAATGCTTCCGTCTGGTATTGGAAATTTTTTACCTAAAGATGAACTGGGAGCTACAGCTAGAATGCCATATGGTGCATTAGACGCACCGGGCATATTTGAGAATATTGAAAAAAACATAGATCCTAATACTGGTCAACTATTTAAAAGTAATATGCTTGATGTTATTAATCCTTTAGTAGATGATCAAAGAATATATGAAGGTTTAAAACTTGCAGACGATTATCAAAAAGCTTTTGCTTTAGCAGATGGTTCAAAAGGACAACCGCTTGATCGAGTAAGAGCAGGAGAGTTTGACAGAAGAGAAAAAGTACAAGGCGGTAAAGCTACTGTACTTGATGAAGAAGGACAGGAGTGGAGAGACGGACCGGGTGGAGAAATGTATGATCGTTTTGGTTTTGATACTCGTGGTTTATATGATGCAGGTATGGACAAAACAAATCCAAACAATCCTGATTATGATCCTGACCTTGACTTTAAAACATTTGGCAGAGATGCAACAAATCCAAACAGAACTGAGATAGTAGACGGTGA